GTCATGCCATCGGGCAAAGCAATGCCGGTGAACACCGAAGAGATCCCCTTTTTGCTTGATGAATCGTCGGAGCATTTGGCAGTAACGCCGGAGGGTGAAGTGGTTCGTGGCCGGACTTGCGCTGAGTCGTTTGAGCCGGAGAAAGGGCAGCGCTGGGTATATGCCAGGCAAAGTCATTTCGCGACCTGTCCGGAGGCAGACAAGTATAGAAGGGCATGACGCCATTTGCGGCTTTTGCGCTCTGAGAGGATGACAAAGAATGACAAAGAAAAATATTAAACGCTTTATAAAATGGCTTTTCGAACCTGACCCAGAATATCACATTCCTGGAACAGGATTCAGTCCAAGACAACCGAAACATCAAAGACCACCAGCCGCGCCACCGAATTGTGGATCGTCAGTGACACCGAAATTCACGCCGCCGCCAATGCCAGATGTTGCTCCGGCATGGACAAAGTATTATGTCGGATTCGATTTATCAGCTGCAAAAGATATGGCCGGGTTTTCGATGTGTGTCGAGCCAGGTTTTGTTGGCAAAAGAACAAAAGTTTATGAATCAGGTGGATATAGATATGAATTTTCGGTTCGGGTTTCAAAAATAGAGGAGGATGAGAAATGAGAAATTATCATCTGCTTAAAACAGTTCAGCCGTATTTTGATGATGTGGCTGATTTCAAAAAGACGTTTGAAGTTAGAAAAAATGACCGCAATTTTCAAGTCGGTGACAGGGTGTTCCTGCAAGAATTTATCCCGCCTGAAACACATACGGGTCGCGAGTTAAGAGCCGAAATTATATATATATTGGACGACTCTCAATATTGCAAAGATGGGTATGTTGTTTTGGGAATTGAAACCTATGGACGGAATTTTTGATTCGCCATCGAGGCCAATTACGCACAAGGAGAAAATGAATGAATAAAGCACTGATCATGGGCAATCTGGTCCGGGATCCGGAAATGCGAACCACTCAGAACCAAGTGCCAGTATGTACATTCACAGTCGCGGTCGAACGCCGATTCAAGGATACCAATGGCAATCGGGCTGCTGATTTTATCAACTGTGTGGCCTGGCGCCAATCGGCCGAGTTCATGGCCAAGCATTTCCACAAAGGCAACCGAGTTGTGGTCATTGGTGCCATCCAGACCAGGAATTACGAAGACAAAGACGGAAACAAGCGAACTGCTACTGAGATCGTGGTTGAAGAGATCCACTTCGGTGAAAAGAAGGCATCATCCGGAGGTCATGAGCAGGCACCGCCACCGACAGATTCGGATGCAGGATTCCATCCAACGCCTGAAGAGGACACATCCTTGCCTTTCGATCTGTGAGGTTTCTATGCCCAAGTACAAAAGCAATAAAAAAGATCAAGAAAAGAAAGATTGGTCTGGATATCAAGCAAGTTACATTACCATCGACTCGATTGCAGAAATAGCCGATGCAAAGCGCAGAATTTACGGAACAATCAAGGATCCGATAGAGGGGGTGATGATTGATGACCAGGATGTCGATCGAGGATTATCGGAAACTCCAGCTGCAGCCGGGCAGAGGGCCTGCGATGGGGAAGCCTAACAAGTACCGTAATGCTATCACGATGGCTGATGGGATCAGATTTGACAGCAAAGCCGAAGCAAGACGGTACAGGGAACTAAAGCTCATGAAGAATTCGGATTACATCAGCGGATTTGGTCTTCAACCATCATTCATCATTGGACCAGAAATCAGATATCGGCCAGACTTCATTGTCTGTGATAAGCAAGGCAAGGTCTGGGTCGAAGATGTCAAAGGAAAGGAAACAGAGGCATTTGTCATGAAGGCCAAGATGTTCAGAGACAAGTATCCATGGCTAGAGCTAAGGATCATCAAGTAATCAGGAGGTTACCGTGGGAGAAAAGCATAACATCAGGTTAGCTCTGCAGTACTATCGATACCTTGAAGCATTTATTGAAAACGCAGTTGACTCGATGCAATGGTACATTGAAGACTATCAAATCAGTAGCGAGGTCAGGGCTATCACGAAAAGTCGCATGGAAACCATGGTATACAAAGCCCATATGGACCGTGCGCTTGAAATGATGAAAGAGATCTGTGAACAGGAAGGGGTACCGCGTCAGTTTAACCTGATCAATCGAAAGTATATTGATCCTGCTGGAGGATCTGACGGACGCGGAAAACCATTTACCAATGAGCAACTGGCTGACATGTTTGATTGTGATATCAGGTCAATCTATCGAGACCTAGATAAGGCATACAAAAAACTAAGCATATTGTTTTTCGGAATCAACGGAATATGCGAAATATCAGTGGAAGCATGACACTATCGTGTCAAAATCATGTCATTGCGCAGGGTGATATACTGTAAGTAGAGACATTGCCCCAAGCGGGCAGCGTCGAAAGTAGATCTCGTCACGGCGCGACGGGATCTTTTCTTTTGCAAAAATGGAACGGTGGCTTCGGCCGGGAAGATTGGGAAGAACCTTCCGAGATAGGAATGTTGGCAGGCGGGGGCCACGGTTCTTCATAGAGTTTTGCAGTCAACTGCAGGTCTGGAGGGATGGCTGGTGTTTCCTCCTTGCATCGGTCATCCCTCGAGGGAATGAATATGATGACACCAGAGTTACTTGCCAGGTTAATGAAGTGGATAGCTGTTGGTGATACTCGGCCATTTTACAGGTTATGGGTTTGGAAGAAGCTGCGGCGCGAGATCTTGGACAATGATAAAAACGAATGTCAATGGTGTAAGGCAAAGGGATACTATACTTCAGCTGACACGGTGCATCATGTGCAATACCTTGAGAGATATCCTGAACTTGCACTCAGCAAGACATACATCTTCCAAGGCAAGGAGTACCGCAACCTGGTCAGCCTTTGCCGAGAATGTCATGAACGCCATCACAATCACAAGGCCAGGCAGATGAACGAACCGTTGACGCCAGAACGGTGGTGACAGCACCCCCGGTCGAAAAAAATCGCATTTTAATTTGGGGGACCTCTGCCGGATAGGGGTCCAAGACAGAAAAGATAAGCCTCGCGCATGGAAATATTGTGAAACGGAGGTCAGAAACGTGGCCAGTAAAGCCAATATCAAGAAAGAACTCATCAAACAGTTATCATTGAAACGGGCCAATATTGACCCGTTTCTTTCGTTAATAGATGACTACCTAGACCTGTGGAGCATCAAAAACGAGCTCATCAAGGATATCAAGGCGAACGGATCGGTACTTATCGAAGTTGATTATGAAGGCACGCAACACCGCGGAAAGAACAATCCTTCTGTCAAAGAACTAGTCGGTGTAAACAAGCAAATGCTGTCAATCCTGAAAGAGTTGGGACTGTCTACTGCCAACGTTGGCGGTGATGAGGATGACGATCTGTAATCTGGACCATCGAATCCTGGCATACGTTGAACAGGTTGAGGCAGGAGATATTCAGGCATGCGAAGAGCAGCATTTGCTTGTTGCCTATGTTCGAAAGGCATTTGAGACAGAAAATATCAGCGTAGACAGCGAACTTCTGGACAAATACTTGGAGCAGGTAAGATATTTCCCATACGATCAATTGTTTCCTTGGGAAGAATTCGTCCTGGCACTTCATTGCTGCACTTTCAGATCTGACGGTCATCCAAGATGGCCGGACCTGTTTTTGCTGATGGGCCGTGGTGGTGGCAAAGACGGATACATAGCCTTTGAATCCTGGTGTCTGGCCGGACCGTACAACGGAATACCTCGATATGATGTGGATATTTGCGCCAACAATGAGGATCAGGCCCGGGCTCCATTTGACGATATCTGGAACGTGCTCGAGGATCCTCGAAACCGTAAAAAATTGTCAAAACATTTCTACTGGAACAAAGAAGAGATCATCGGCCTGAAATCAAAGGCCAGGATCAAATACAGAACAAACAATCCGAAGGGCAAGGATGGACTGAGGTCCGGGATTGTCGTCTTCAATGAAGTTCATCAGTACCAGGATTACGCAAACATCAACGTGTTTACCACTGGGCTTGGTAAAAAGAAGCATCCGAGGCGAACGATCGCCACCACGAACGGTGATGTCAGAGACGGTCCACTTGATCATTACATCGACAAATCGCTTGGCATTTTGAAGGGCGGTCAACCAGACAATGGATGGCTGCCTTTTATATGCCGGCTGGACAAAAGAGAGGATGTTCATGATCCAAAGAACTGGGTAAAAGCGAATCCTTCTTTGCCATGGCGATCAGATTTGGTTGAAGAAATCGGCAAAGAATACGCTGACTGGAAACTAAATCCGGCGCAATTCACGGCATTCATGACCAAGCGCATGAACCTGCCAGACGGCAACAGAGACATTCAGGTAACAAGTTGGGAGAACATTCTTGAAACAAAACGAGATATTCCTGACCTGTCCGGCTGTACAGGTGTGGTAGGAATTGACTATGCCAGCGTGTCTGACTTTGCTTCTGTCGGGATCCTGATCAAAAAGGATGGAATCAGGTACTGGATCAGCCACTCTTGGCTTTGCTCTCAATCGCTCGATATTCCGAGGCTGAAAATACCTTGGCGAGAATGGGAAAAAGCAGGTCTGTTAACAGTTGTCGATGATGTGGAGATCAGTCCAGACCTCATGGTCGAATGGATTGTGCAGCAAGCTGAATTCTACAATTTACCAAAACTGGCTCTTGATAACTTCAGATACGCCTTGATTGCCAATGCATTGAGACGCAGTGGCTTTGATGCCAAGGAATACAAAAACGTCAAACTGGTCCGGCCTTCAGATGTTATGAAGGTTTCACCGGTCATCGAGTCAGCTTTCAATAATCATCAAATCATCTGGGGCGACAACCCTTTGATGCGGTGGTACACGAACAACACAAAGATGATCCGGACTGGCATAAACGCCATGACTGGAAATATGACCTACGGAAAAATTGAACCAAAATCCAGAAAAACAGATGGATTCATGGCCTTTGTCGCAGCTATGACGCTTGAAAGCGAACTGGATCAAACGGCAGCCATAGCAGATGCACCAGATCTGCCGTGCTTCACATTTTGAAAGGTGGTGATTATTTGGCAACAATCCTGGATTGGCTGCGAGACAAACTGTTTGGCGGCACCACGCTAGCCGTTGCATCGCCTGAATTGACAGAGTTTTGGTCAATGGCTTCATCGATTTATGTTCGAGAGTTGGCTTTGCAATCTTCGATCAATTTGATGGCCAAGGCTATTTCCAAGTGCGAATTCAAAACTTACATCAATGGAAATGAAATCCGTGGCGATGAATGGTACCTGTGGAACATCCAACCAAACAGAAATCAAAACAGCTCGGTTTTTTTGACCAAACTGGTTACGAAGCTGATGGAAACCAATGAGGCTTTAGTCATTGAAACCTTGGATGGTGGATTGCTGATTGCGGACAGTTATACAAAAGAAACATTTGCAGTCAGAGATTATCTTTTCACGAATGTGACGGTTGACAATTATACATTCAATCGGCCGTATTTTATGCCCGATGTACTGTTTTTCCAGCTTAACAACAGTGATGTCCGAGCATTGATCAATGGTTTGCACGAATCATATGGAAAACTCCTTGAGTACTCACAAAGTGCATTCCAGAAAAGTAGAGGTCAAAAAGGAGTCCTTGAAATCTCTGGACAAGCATCTGGAAGCAAGGACTTTGAAAAAACTCTGTCAAAGATGATGAATGAGCGGTTCAAAACTTACTTTTCAGCTGACTCTGCTGTCCTTCCATTGACAGAAGGTTATAAGTGGACAGAGCACGAACGAAAGACGTACAGCAACGACAACACCAGGGATATGAGGGCTCAGGTCGACGACATCTTTACCTTTACAGCCAGACCTTTTGGAATTCCTCCATCACTTGTGCTAGGAGATGTAGCTGATACCAGTAAAGCAGTTCAGACGCTTTTGACATTTGGAGTAGATCCGTTCGTTGACATGATATCTGAGGAAATCAATCGTAAGCGGTATGGAAAGCTCGTTCTAAAAGGGTCAAAGATCAAAATCGACACAAATGCAATTTTGCATGTTGATCTTCTGACTGTAGCAACCTCAGTTGATAAACTCATCAGTTCTGGAGCTTTCTGTATCAATGACATCAGGAAACTGGTCAATGAAGAACCGATAGAAGAAGAATGGGCTTACAGACACTGGATGACTAAAAACTACAGTGATGTCAGCGAGATTGCGGCATTGATTGCAGCAGGAGGTGATCCTCTTGCTTAGATCGAGAGAACCGCCTGTTTGATCAGAAATAAAAAAGCAAGAAAGGAGTGATTCAACTGAATCGAGATAATTTCAAACCAATGTGGGAGCTGAAACAATCGATTGATTCGGGACTTGAACTGTTCATCTATGGCGATGTAAAGCCTGATGGATATGACTGGTGGACAGATCGTGTCATCGAATCTGAAACATCCGCGCAGCATTTCAGGGAAGAGTTGGCCAAGTATCCTGATGCCAAAGAAATCAAGATTTTTATCAACAGCTATGGCGGATCGGTATTTGAAGGCACCGCGATCTACAATCAGCTGCGCCGGCACCCAGCACAAAAGACAGTCTTCATTGATGGTTTTGCCTGCTCAGTTGCCTCGGTCATCGCAATGGCGGGCGACAAGATTGTAATGCCACGCAATGCCATGATGATGATCCATAACATGTGGACAGTCGCAATTGGCAATGCTCAGGAACTTCGAAAAGCAGCTGATGATCTGGATGTGATTTCAAAAGGCAACCGTCAAGCCTATTTGCAAAAAACCGGTGAAAAACTGGATGAAGCAAAGCTGATACAGATGCTGGATGCTGAAACATGGCTGACGGCGGAAGATTGCATTGCATATGGTTTTGCCGATGAATTTGCCGAAAAAGAAGCTGACATGTCAAAAGCAGCCGAAGTTCTTCAGCATGTGAATTTGAACCTGACTCAGCGGATTCAGATCAACAAGTCTCTGGCTGCACAGCTGCGTGAACTGGCTGTGAATGTTGAACCTTTTGCACCGAAGCCAGTGAATCAACAGACAGATCCAGAACCACCGGAACCGGAACAGAACAAGATTCTCAATTTGTTTGCGGCGCTGCGCTGAATGCCAGGCCGAGAAAGGAAGTCAAATGCTTAACCTCGATACACTCAAGGCACAGAAAACCGTAATTCTGCAGCGACTCAGCGATGCTGTGAAAGCCAACGATCCGGAGGCTTTCGCCCAGGCATTCAACGATCTTGCAGAAAACCTTCAGCAAGCTGTCATGGCTGAAGCCCAGGGCATGATTGCATCAGCCGACAATACGATCCTGGCCGGACGAGGTGTTCGCCAGCTGACCAGCGAAGAGAACAAATTCTATCAGAAACTGACAGATGCTCTTCGTTCATCCAATCCGAAGCAGGCTCTGACAAGCATGGATGATGTGCTTCCGAAGACCATCATCGATTCGATTTTCGAAGACATCATGGACGAGCACCCGCTGCTTGGCATGATCAACTTTCAGAACACTGGTGCTCTGACCGAAATTCTGATCAGCACAACCAGCGGTGTTGCTGCTTGGGGTGAACTGACAGCAACCATCGCCTCTGAACTCGGAGCTGCTTTCGATCTGGTTAGCCTTGGCCAGATGAAACTTTCAGCTTTCCTTCCGGTTGCCAAGGCCATGCTGGATCTTGGTCCGACCTGGCTGGATCGTTATGTTCGCGCAATCCTGGGCGAAGCTCTCGCCACTCAGCTTGAAGCGGGCTCGGTTGATGGTGATGGTGACAGCAAACCGATCGGCATGACCAGAGCACTTTCTGGTGCTGTAGATGGTGTATATCCTCGAAAAACTCCGATCGCGATCACGTCTTTCGACCCGGCGACTATCGGCACTCTGTTGAACACCATTTCAACAGGTCCGAACAGCAAGCGCCGGGCGGTGCCCAAACTATTGCTGGTAGTCAATCCTTCTGATTACTACACCAAAGTTTTCCCGGCAACAACTGTCCTGCAGCCAGATGGCACCTATCGAAACAATGTCTTCCCGTATCCGACTGAGGTCGTCATTTCTCCAGCTGTTCCGAGTGGCCGTGCTGTCCTCGGTCTGGCCAGTCGCTATTTCATGGGTCTTGGCACTTCGAAGGGTGGCAAGCTGGAATTTTCTGATGAATACAAATTCCTCGAGGACCAGCGGATTTACCTCATCAAACTGTATGGCAACGGCAAACCGCTTGATGCCAACGCGTTCCAGTACCTGGACATTTCCGGCCTGGTCGTAAACACCTACACCGTCAATGTCGGAAACCTCGATGAAGTTGTTGTGCCGGCCTATCCGGATGCCCGTCTGGCCAGCTTGACGATTGGCAGCCTGACACTTGATCCGACCTTCAACAAGTCTGTCATGATCTATGAGGCAGCCACAACCAATGCAACCAACACCATCACCGCTGTTGCCAAAGACGGCGAGGCTTCGATTGCAATCCTGGTCAACGATGTTGCACATACCAATGGCACCGCGGCAACCTGGAGCGAAGGCGCGAATACCGTCGAGATCACCGTCACAATTGGCGGGGAGTCCGAGACCTACACCGTTACTGTGACCAAGTCCTAAGGAGGATTGAACGATGACCGCTGAAAATCTGACAGCTGAGCAGCTGGCCGAGTTGCTGGCGGCCGTCCGCAATCACCTGGACATCACCTGGACCGACGCCTCGCTTGATGGAAAGCTCACCGGCTACCTCAAGCGAGGCATTACCAGGATCAATGAACTTGGAAGCGAAGAATTTGATTACTCGGTTGAAGGATTGCCGAGAGATCTGCTTTTTGAAAGGTGCAGATATTTTCGATCTAACGCTGGTGAATTGTTTGAGAAGAACTTCCAATCTGAGATTGTTTCGCTTCGGTTAAGGCAGGGGGTTGATCAATTTGCAATCGATAACCCAGACATTTAACGATGGCACTCTGTCAATTTATCGAATCGACAACACGGCAGCACCTGGTGAAATGCCAAACGAGACTCTGACGATCAAACAACAAGGGATTCGATATGAAAACAGAACTGTTGGAATGACACGGTTATGGCAGGCAGCCCAAGCAGATGTCAGGATGGACAAGTTCATTCGTTGCCCAAAACTCATTGATGTTCATGCACTTGATATTGTTCAGACCGAGAACGGCGAACAATTCAAAATTGAACAAATTCAATATCCGAGAGATGTCTATCCACCTTGCATGGATTTGTCGTTGAGTGCGATCAAGGTTAGGTATGAGCTCAATCCGGTAGAAAGCTCAGGAGGTGAAGGCGGTGACGCTTGATGAATTTGTAGATCTGATTCTGACGGCAGACCCAACTTTGACTAAATGGACCGGATCCGGAACTGGCAACTACACAGTTTGGAAGCCGGGTAGTTTTGTTGAAGGACTGGATTCAGACGATGAACGTGAAGAAGACAACCAGCGGGTATACATTGACAGATTTACAAAGCTAGATAACGACCAGATTGCTCAATCAATTATCTCGGTTCTGAGAACAAACCATATTCCATTTGAATATGTCCAGGACATCGAACTGGACACAGGTTATAAGCACCATGCATTTACCTGCATTGTTGGGTAAGGAAGAGAGGATTTAATGGTAAAAGTAGCAAAACCAATCGGCGCTCGCCGCCTAACTTGGTTCCCGTTGATTGACGGAACCGATACTGACAGCATCGCAGCGTCTTATGATGCGGCAGTCAAATTGTCGCGTTTGATTTCAATCACCATCACACCTGTTTTGTCAGAGGGAACACTCGAGTCTGATGATGGCGTCGAAGAAGACGATTCCATGGTCACTGGCTATGATGTGGCTATAAACGCATCCCAGCTGACAGATGCAATCCGTGCCAGTCTGCTCGGCAATTCAATCGATGACGGTGGCGGCCTGTTGGTCAATGGAAACGATGAGGCGCCCATGGGTGCGCTTGCCTGGGAAGAGCTGTTGTCTGGCGGCGGAGTGGCCAAATACAAGAAAGTCGTCTTGTATAAAGGCCGTTTCAAAGAGTTTGCTGAAACAGCAAACTCGGTTGTCCAAGCTGGAAAAACCTATCAGACTCATAACCTGGTAGGCCGTTTCTATCGCAGGGAATATGATGGCAATCTGAAGTACTCGATGCGTGAAGACACTCCAAATGCCAATGCAACCAAACTGGCCGCATGGTTCACGACCCCTCAGGAGTATGGCGACGTACTGGCTGAAACCTGTGTGACACCTGTTGCAGATCCGGTCGCTGGAGCAGTGGCCGCTGGAAGCACTGTCGAACTGACCACCGCAACATCTGGTGCCATCATCCGGTATACCCTGGATGGTTCGACGCCTGGAGCCAGCTCGACCGTCTACGATGGTCCGATTTTGATCAATGAAGCCTTGACCATCAAAGCTGCAGCATTCAAGGCTGGCATGAACCCGTCTGCTGTGCTGACAGCGGCATACACCATCGCTCCGTAAGGGCAGCGGTGAAGAAAGAAAGGTGGAAAGGGCGGTCAGCAATGACCGCCCTTAACTTTTATGCAGGAACTTACAGATTTTTTCCCGATTGAAAACTCCGTACAACTTGATCGAGATCGTCAATTGAAATGGTCCAATGCAGCAATCTTGCACGCCATCCAATACTATCAGGAAATCTGTGGCATAAAGGTGGCTTATGAGAACATTCTGGACGAGCTCAGAGCAGGGACTCTCAGAGCAATCCAAGCGTTATTGTATGGAGCGCTCAAAGCAGCTGATGATCGAATCACGATCAAGCTATTTGGCAAGATCTATCGCCCGGCCAATTTGGAACAGTACGTTCTTGCCGTAGCCTCGGGTATGAGTCACTATATGCCAGATTCTGAGGTTTTGGACAACGGCAAGGATTTGGATGAAGAATGGCCTGATACTCAAGCAGAAGTAAAAAAAAAGAAATCAGGACAGACTGGGGATACTGGATCTCGTTCTGTCAAAAAACGAATCAGAACTTCCTCGCACAAACACTGAGATCAATGGTTGCCCTGAATAAATGTTGGTTAAAAGATCAGGGCATTGAAATTGATGATAGCCCCGGAGGGAGTGATTTGTAGTGGCACGCTTTCGGTCTGAAGGCTTAGATGAACTAATTGAAGCCATGGACAAGATGGGGCTTACCACAGGTGAACTTGCTGAAAGCATGTTATTTGCTGGTGCGGAACAGATTAAAAAAGCCTGGAAAAAGGCGGCGGAAATTCACCGATTGAAATTGACAGGCCAAATGATTGATTCAATCGGCTATCCAAGGAAACCGAAACACATCGGGGATGTATTATCGATTGACATTTACCCGCAAGGAACAAGCAAATATACCGAAACAAAAGGCAAGAGATACGATCGCAAGAAGCGGATTCGCAATGCAGAAGTCGCTTTCATCAATCACTATGGAACTTCGAAAAGACCAGGCACACATTTTGTGGATACAGCAGATGATATTTCTGGTCCTGCTGTTGATGCAGCCTGTACAAAACTATATGACGAGTGGCTCAAGAAAAACGGAATGGACTAGAAGGTGCGAAAATGGCAGTCAGAGAGATTAAGCAAATATTCGCTATTGATGGTGAAAGAAAATATATTGATGCCATCAAGCAGATCAATGATCAACAGAAAAAGTTAAATCTTGAACTGGGTGCCAGTGCCGCCAAATTTGATCTTGTTGGGGATAAGCAGGGCGGGCTGCGTGCAAAGATCGAGACTTTGAACAGGCAAATCGATTTGCAGCGGCAAAAGGTATCCGAATCAAAGGATGCCATGGAGCGTTCAATCCAGAAATTTGGAGAAAATTCTGAGGCAACTCAAGAGCTGACTCGGGATTATTACTCTGCAGAAGCAGGCCTGGCAAAGCTACAAAAGCAATTGATATCTGCAAATAAAGACCTGGAGCTTCAGGAATCAAAACTGAAAGCTGCTGGTGATGCTGCAGAAAAAGCCGGCGAAAAGATGAAAATGGTTGGAGACAAAATGTCTGCAGCTGGATCGGCGCTGACAGCATCTGTTACTGCGCCGATTGTTGCTGCCGCTGGGTTTTCTGTCAAGGCGGCAATGGATTTTGAATCAGCCTTCGCAGGTGTTCGCAAGACAGTTGATGCGACTGAAGAAGAATTGAGCAGCCTGGAGCAAGGCATTCGAGACCTGTCAAAAGAAGTTCCTGCTTCTGCTCTAGAGATATCGGCGGTCGCTGAAGCGGCTGGTCAATTAGGTATACAAACACCAAACATACTGGAATTCTCCGAGGCCATGATCGCCATGGGAGAAGCAACAAACCTTACTTCCGATGAAGCTTCGACATCTCTTGCGCAGTTTGCCAACATTACGCAAATGGACCAGAGCAACTTTGAAAGACTCGCATCATCGATCGTCGCTGTCGGCAATGCCGGTGCCTCGACCGAAAAAGATGTCACTAATATGGCATTGCGGCTGGCCGGTGCAGGCAATCAGGTTGGAATGAGCGAAGCCGATATCGTTGGCCTAGCGGCATCACTGGCTGATGTCGGAATCGAGGCTGAGGCCGGAGGCACAGCTTTTTCCAAGGTCATGATCCAGATGCAGCTGGCAGCCTCGACGGGTACGAAGGCCGGGGATGTTCTTAAAAAGACAGGCATGTCTTTGCGCGATCTTGAGATGTTTGCTGACGCAGATGCCAAGGGATTTAAAGCAATGGCCCATAGTATGGGCTACACAGCTGAAGAGCTCAAAGGGTTCATGGATGCATCAAAGTCACTTGATGCATTTTCAAAAGCGACCGGGATATCTGCAGAAGAGTTTAAAAAGGCTTATGAAAAGGATGCGGTTGGCGCCATCCAGCTGTTCGTGAAAAATCTGGCCACGGCTGGAGACCGTGGCGAAGATGCAATCACCATCCTCGAAGAAATGGGCATCACAGAAGTCCGCATGCGAGATGCGTTGCTGAGATCCGCTGGCGCCGGCGACAAACTTGCCGGATCTATCGCACTCAGTAACAAAGCCTGGAAGGAAAACAACGCACTTTCAAATGAGGCGGCCAAGCGTTATGAAACTAACGAATCAAAAATGAAAATGGCCCGAAACAGGATCACCGATGCTGCAATGACCATAGGCCAACAGCTATTACCAGTCGTTGCCGATCTGGTTGATGATGTGGCCAAGGCGGCCGAAGCATTCGGCAAACTTGATCCTGAAATGCAAAAAACAGCCCTAGTTGCGCTTGGCGTAGCGGCGGCGATTGGTCCGGTTGCAAAAACACTTGGTGTTGTGACGTCAGTTGGCGGGACGACAGTCAAGACGTTTGGCACGATTGCAAAGAAATTTGCTGAACACAAAGCAACTGCGGCCGCAGCTTCCGCTGCAAATGCAAGTCTAGGTGGGTCATTCGCTGGGGCTGCGGCATCTGCAGGGCCATTGATTGCTGTGCTTGGTGGGATAGCTTTGGCTGTCGGAGGAGCATACCTTGCATACCAGAAAGCAAATGAGAATTTCTTCGCGGCTGGAGAAGCAAGTGGAAAATTTACAGAGGGATTAAAATCTGTCCGTGATGAAATTTACTTGTCTAAATCCGCTTTGGAAGGATTTGATTTTAGTAAAATTTTTAACAATATGGACCTGAGCAAAATAGATGGTGGCATTGCGGAATCACATGAAAAAATCAAAACACTTGCAAAAACAGTCGCTGCAGAATCGAGAAGCTATACTGATGAAGAACGGAAACAAATCGAAGAACTGATAGGGCTCATTAACGATTATACCCAGCAAAAAATTGATGGTTACGTCAAACAACAAGAGGTTTATTCAGCTTATGTGGCACAGGAAAAAGACGTAACAATAACCAGGGCAAACGAACTTATCAAGGGCAGCGAGGACGCGATGAACCAAACCATCGCTGTTGCCGAATCCAAATATAAAGATATGATCACAGTTGCCGAAGAACAGTATGGACATATGGGAGAAATCGACGAACGCGCTTATCAGAGAGCAGTTGAAAACGCTGAAAAAATTCGTGACACACAAATTGAAAAGGCAAATGAAGCTCACGCAGAAACATTGTCTATTGTTACATCCAAATACATGATGCAGCTTGGCGAAGATGGCAAGTACTTGCAGGATTTTGCATCAATCGGCGAACAGTTGAAGCAGGCTGAAGAAAATCAAACAAAATACATCGAAGAAGAAACAGCTAAGCGCGTGACAGCCAAAATGACAGAACGTCAAAAGGGCCAGACAGAACGCGACATCGAAAAAGAAGCTCAGAAACAATTCAACGAAGAAGTCGAGCCGTTATACGAAGAACTTGCCAAAGCATATGAAGGAGCAACTCAGGCAAACCTTGACAACTGGTTATATATGGTAGCTGACACGGAATTGTATGGCGGAGAGGTCAGCGACCAGGTCAAAGAAGTCGTTGAAGGTATTGTGACGACGTTTGATTATCTGCCAGAAGAATCAAAAGAAGCTGCATATAACGCGATGGATGGGTTGAGAAAAGGGATGGAAGAACAAGAACCATCCCTTTTCAAAAAAGCTGCTGGCATTGCCAATAGCATCATGTCGATTATCAACAGCGCTTTTGACAACCGATCCCCTTCTCACAAACTGGAAAAGATCGGCTCATTTGCCATGCAAGGGCTTGACGTTGGCTTGGAAAAAAGCGGAGATGATGCGATAAAAACAGCCGGTAATGTTGCTGGTGAAATCATCGACAGCTTGGCTCAAACGCAAGACGTTGAGGCAATGATCCGTGCAAAGGTTTCGGAATCTGGGTTGTCAAGGCAAATTGATTACGCACCAACGGCCTCAGCCAAACTCATGCAAAAGAGCCAGTCAGTTTTGTCAGCATCACCGGAGGCCGGAAGAGTTACCGTTGGTGGCACTGTGTATGTTCAGGGCGTCAATGATGAAGGACAGACAATTGCTGTCGTTGAATTGGTAAAAAATGAGCTGCAAAAGGAATGGATGATGTCAGGTAGATAGGAGAGGCCGAAATGATCAATTACATTTCCGATCTGGATGATGTGCGAATTCAGGCCAGATCGTTGATCGTGCGACCGGTTTCAAGCACCAGGAAGATTGTTTCACAGCTGCTTGATGGATCTCACACCGTGCAGCAAATTTCATCTGCTGCTGACACATTACAGGTGTCCGTGATTGTCGAAAGCAAAAACAGACTTGATGAGATTTGCGAAACATGTGAACCCATGAATATTGTTCATTATGGAAGAATATATACCGGAATCATTTCTAGTAATGAAATAACATGGGAACCCATTATGGCAGGGAACCGTTGGTATAGGGGATCATTCGAGTTTGTGGTTACGGGTGGGTAGATATGAGAAATATTGATCCAACTCTGAAATCACGACAGCTGGCCAAACAGCAAACTCTCTACAACAACGCCAATCCGTCGATGGAAGTCATCGCTGTCCGGGCAAGGACACCGATCACCCGCAAGGAACTCTGGCAGGAACTGGTGATCACTGAGTCGACAACGGCTGTCTGCACGAGTGTGGCGGTCAAGAAAACAGGCCGGACTCCTGAACGGGTGTATGCGGCTTATGTCGATTCCACGGGTTTGCTGACGGTCAAATCAGCGGCGGTCCGGATGCCGATCCGACTGATGACATGGACGGTTGAGACGATTATAGCCGATTGCGTGGCGTGTGCACTTGAGTTTAACGGCGAGTTTGTCAAATTCAAAAACTACCAAAAAGAATATTGGACAGATGAACTGCCATGGCTTTTCTACATAACAGCATCTGGTGCTCTGATGGCAGGTGTCCTTGGTGGACCATATGATGCTATTGCGGCAGCCAATGTGACAGCGCTCGATGCGATTCATGGAGTCCGCAGTCTTTATGGTGATACAGACCAAGGCCTGATAGTCTTTTACATCCTGTCTGGATCACTCTATTACAACCAGTACATCGACGGCGCATGGGTTGGTCAGCAAACAATATCAATCGCGCCAACGGTCTGCACAGCGGTTAAAGCCGAGCGAACCTTCGATTGGCGGATCATTGTGCAAGTAAGGGACGATGCTGGAAAGCTCTATGAAATAATCAGTAAACCAGCGATATCTGGACACACCAATCTTGAAAATCTGACAGCACACACTGTAATGAGTGTCGATGTCTTTGAAGTTACTTTTCATGACACCAAGTCGACTGATGAGCAAATCACCGCAATGGCGAGCATGGCGGTTACGGTGCTTTGGGGTATATCACCGGTCATGTTATCAGCTTGGAATATTGACAACGGATCGGGTGATTATGGCTACAAGGTCCGATTGGTGTTCGACCATGACGTGGCCAATGTGACAGGAAATGACACAGCATTCCTTTTGACTGACAGTGAAAGCAGACTTTTCAATTCAACCGCAGTTTCACAAATCAGTTCGACGGTATTGGAAATCGAATTTCAGAATTTCAACAATGCCGAAGGCGACATCACACTGGCATATACACCAGGAACTATGGTTGGTGAGGCTGGTCAAACAGTTGATGCAGACACGATCGTCTTTACGCCAAACGGTCTAGTGCCAACAATCACGCCGCCGCCAGTTCCGCTGAGCGCGATTAACATTATCGATTGGAGTGTGACCTGATATGAGCATTTTTGATTATCAGGCCGCAATTAAGATCACGTTCGACAAAGAAATAACATCGGACCCAGCCGTCATCACCGGTACCGAGTATTATCAGATTCCAACACCGGCCGAGACGGTGCGAACAAATATCAGTTCAAGCGATAACGCGAGCTATCCAAAAGAACGAGCTTTTGATACTGACGCGGCGACGTACTGGCAAGCCAATGCAACGACAGCCGGACAATGGATAGGCCGAGATTTCGGAGCACCAGTTACACTTACCAGAATTATCGCAAGGTTTGATTATTCGTCAGGCCGGCCGAATGCCTATCAGCTTCAGGGGTCAACAAACGGCACTGACTGGGTCGACGTGGCCACAGGAAGCTTTACGAACGCCTCTGGTGATCAGACAGTGACGTTCACGGCAACGACTTACCGATATTGGCGGTTGTATTTCACAACGAAATACAGCTCGTACTACACCTGCTCTGAGCTGACATTTTGGGGCACAAGGAACACCTATAATGTGGCCGCTTGGACAGTGACAGGAACTGAGCGCAACATGGTACCGAATGGTACCACGCGTGCAGAGACCTACACCGTCCGAAAGGTTACAAAATCGCCAGACAATCTGTCGGTAATCCTTTGGCTGGACATGTTCGACCGTATGCGCTCACCGGCAACGGACGTGACGGTGGTCTATAACAAGCTGCTGGGCAATCTGGTAGACGAGGACAATCAAGCAGTTGAGAGCTTCACGATCTCGTTCGCACCGTCAAACATTGTCCAGTACAACAACCCACATTGCATCGAGAATCTATCAGCTCTGGCCAATATGACGGTCACAGTGAATGAAGTAACTTACCGAAACACAAAGTCACAGGATGACCATATTTCAGCTCAGGCAGCCATGACAATTGTAGTAACCAATGTCGGCGGCTTACCGCTATAATCCGGAGGTTTCATGAAAGCTCAAGCAAAAGTAAACATCCACAACCGTTTTGATATCTTTTTAAACGATAAACAAGTCGGATACGCTGAAAACATCGTTCTGGACCAGATGTACACTCGATTGTGTGCTAGAAGTTCGTACTTTGTAAATATCCATTTCGGTACAGGAACTGGGACACTATCGGCTTCCAGAACAAGCCTGTTCACGCACTTGGGGACCAAAACGGCGGTCAATGATGCACAGTCAAAAGCGTTGCCAACGTCCTGGTGGCGACAGAAGATTGTCTTGAATCCTGAAGAATATGTTGGCTCTGCTTTGTCCGAGGTTGGTATAGCTTTTGGTTCAACCAGCACGAATTTAGTCACACACGCTTTGATCCGCGACATGAATGGGAATGTCATCACATTGACAAAAACTGCACTGGACGTCGTTACTATCTATGCAACGGTGTATGTGACGTTTTCAACGAGTAACGTAAATATAGGCTTAGTTGGAATGCCTACAAGCAATCCATTGGTTAATTATTTGATTGGCGGGTCAGCATGGCCAAGTTTATTCTTTTATACTGGCGAAGATTTTGCCAATCTGTCAGAAAAGTCAAATGCTATTCAGTCATATACAATATTAGGAACATCATCAGCATTAAGTTGGACATCAGATGCAGCTAACAAAAAGATGTTTTCTAATACATATAGGTTTGGAATAGATTATTCAAATGGCCATGTAGCGGAAATAGGACTTGGTTCATCACAAACAAATGGATTATTTAGGTTAAAACTACCTGCTGGCGGAATCTATTCTGGATTATCTTTAGAAGGGGTAGATATTGGTACAGGTGATGGATCGACAACCGAATACACGATTCCAAGCAACAATATAAATTCAGATTCGCTTACAGTCTATGTTGATTCAATCGAAACATCAGTATCAAAAACATTCCCAGTAGATCTTAATCTCAGACGAGCACATATCAACGGTATCCCGGGCGCACAAAACCAAGGAATTTTCAAGTTAACTATGAACAGGACAGATGACATATTGGCTATGACACATAACCAATCTCCATATTTTTCTGTGTGTGATTTATCCGGTGGAACATGGATCAAGCGAACAAATCCTTCTAATATCCCTCAATCATCATCATATGGCTGTGCAATTTCTGATGATGGTCTTGTAGTTGCAATCGGTGGACAGTCTTCGCCTTACTTAACCACCTATGACTGGGTTGATAACGCATGGGTAAAAAGAGCAAATCCGACAAACTTACCCACAGGATGGGGGCGTGCATGCTCATTATCATCCAACGGGAGCGTGTTAGCAGTTGGTTATGATTCTTCACCATATATTATTACCTATGACTGGGTTGATAACGCATGGGTAAAAAGAGCAAATCCGACAAACTTACCTACAGGAACCGTAAATAGTTGTTCATTATCATCCAACGGGAATGTGTTGGCGATTGGGCATAACTCGTCACCCTATATCACCACATATGACTGGGTAGACAACGCGTGGGTCAAACGAGCAAATCCGACAGGGATACCAAGCGCAGCCACATCAATCCACATTTCCGCAGATGGGAATCATATGGTTGCCGCTAGAGATGTAAATGGGGTGTTTTTCGCTTATGACTGGGTTGATAACGCATGGGTTAAAAAAGCTGATCCGACATCACTTCTCGCATCAATAGTTACAACTGCGGTTATTTCTCAAGATGGAAACATGGTCTTGGCAGCTGGATACCAATATCCTGATATTGGATATCATGTATCAACTCAAAAAATAAAGATCACTTTCGCCTCCCCACCAGCAAATGGCGCCGTTATTACGGCTGACTATACCGTGAATGGCATTCACAAAACGGCTCAGCGAGTAATCGATCTGTATGCTGAAATTGTCTTTGGCGAGGTGACCTGATATGCACCTTGCGATGGGCATTACAGCCTGGTTCCTGACCTTCATGGTGGGGTTATATGTCGTGTGCCGGATGAAAGGCGGGTGATTGCCGGATGGAAATTGTCTGGGACTTTGCAAGGGAGCTAGATCCAGCGGCGATTCCAGGAAACACAACCAGTTATTTCGATGAGATGTGCCAGAGTTTCTATGTAGACTCTGGCACAATTCGTTCCCAGCCTGGTGAGCTCTATCGAGGACAGTGGGAGAACCTGACAAGGGAATCAGAGGTCACGATCAGCGATACCGGCTATGGTGTCCTGGATATCGAGCATCACTATAACGGGCATGTATGGGGTTCAGCACAGCACAACGCTGATGTCGTCCTCTTGCTTTATGCCTACATGATGGATGTATCGACCTGGCTAAAATCAGGCGAGCAGCAACTCCAGGCTGACAACCAAATCAAGGCGGGCAGAGTCACGCTGATGAATGCCGACAAGACCGTTTTCGATGATGATGTGCTGACACTTTTCGCACCAGGCAATCGGATCAGGCTGCGCTTCATGGCTGGCGATTCCGATCCATACGACATGGGCCAGTTCCACATCGAGGACAGCCCATACTCTGAAACCGGTGCAGAGTTCAACTTCTCTGGCCGCAACCGGCTTGGATTCCATCTGGCAAACCAGACATTCGACGAACGGACCAGCTACAGCGGGACATTGACCAGTGTGTTCACGGCCATGCTGACGGATGCTGGCGTGCCGACGGCCTATATCTTGATCGAGGACACGGCCACAACCGGCACGTTCACGTTCAACAACTCGGACAAGTACCTGGACGGCATCACATCAGCCTTGGCTATTGCTGACTGGTACATGGATGATAAGCCGGACGGAACCATCGTGATAGGTTCAGCGAGTTTCATCCGCACCAACGTGGCCAGCACCGGCATCTACTCATTTGATCGTGGCAGCGAAGTATTCAGCCGGTCAGTCACTCGCAAGATGGATGGTGTGTACAGCCGGGTGTGCGTCAGAAGAAACGGCCCGAATCCTCGCAAGGTGTTCTCAGACGTACCGTATTATGATGGCTGGTACCTGGCAGGACACCGGACGTTCTACCAGGACGTTCCCGACGATTGCAGCAATGCCAACATGGACCGGATAGCCACACAACTAGTCGATGGCATGCAGTATTCAGGCATTGTTGAGAAGTTCGACAGCCCTTTCCGGCCATGGCTGCAAGTCGGTGATGTGGCCTATGTCACCGGCGGCGACTCGCCAAGGCTTGCAGGCATCATCACAGAGGTCCAGCACTCGTTTGGCGAGACTGGATTCTTTACGTCCTTCACGGTCACTTCTGGCGGCACGATCAGCAACCCGGACAATCCAGAAACGGTTGCCAGCCAGTATGTCGGAAGGATGGGCGGGGCCAACCGGCAGCGGCGACTCCTGGACTATATTGCCGGCAACATCGGATCATCGTCCGGTGCGAGCTCGGTCGGGGCAATCACTTACCAGGCGGCGGTTGCTGGCGGCTACATGGGCGATGAGCAGACTCTAAACGGACAACTGGCAAAGATGGCTGCGGGTGCTGTCCTGCCTGATGGTGGTGGCAAGGGCCAGATCCTGGCCAAGCTATCCGCAACTGACTATGACGCTGACTGGATCGATACAGAGATATGGGGAGGCATGTAAATGGTAACCAACAAAAGGCTGGCAGCGGGCACGCTGTCTGACAGCAATGCGACCCTGTACACCGTCCCTGCCTCGACAACCACAATCGTCAAGTCGCTTGCGCTATGCAACACAACGGCGGGGGCCGTCACGGTCACACTCAAGCTAAACGGCATCGAGATCTTGTCAGGTAAGAGTCTGGCGGCGAATGAAACCTACATGCTGTCCAGCCTTGACCAAATCATCGGCGCGGGGGAACTCATCGAGGGATCGGCCAGCGCAGCGTCGGCAATCAAATACTACATCAGCGGGAAGGAAGTGACACAATGAAATACACTGTAACCACTCTAGGCGGTGTCGAGGTTGTCCAGCGAGAGCGAGACGATGGAGTCATTGATTTTATTGCCAAGGACGAATCAAACCCTGATTACCAGGAATATCTCGCCACGCTTGCGCCGGAGCCAACGCTTGAAGAAGAAATTGCTCAGCTTGAGGCTTTGCTCGCTGAAAAGAAAAAGGAACTGATCAGGCAACAGATATTGGCAGAATTGCAGCAGCAATAAGCAGCGGGGGAGAGGACATGGTAACAATATCATCTTGGTTTTTTGGGGTCATCATCAGCTTGATTGGCGTGCTGTTTGCAGCGGCCGGATTTTATTATTCCCGGGTTAAATCGGCTATGGATGTTGCACAAGAACGCGGAATAATCCTTACAAAATTGGACAACATGGCCGAGAGCATTCGAGGTATAGTTTCTGCTCAAAATACTCAGACGGCTAAATGCGCCATCCACGGCGAGCGAATGGCTGTCATGGAGCAGGCAACAAAATCAGCCCACCACCGCATCGATACACTGGAAAGCAGGCTGACGACTGTCGAACGATCGCAGATTCAGTCAATTAAGGAGTCGGAATATGGCTAAGAAAACCAAATACTCAAAAAAACTTGTGACTGGGATCAGCATTGTGCTGGTCCTTTTCATTGTTGCTGTCCTTGCCATCTACTGGCATACCGGTTCCGAGCCTTCCGTATTAATCGGGGCAGTGTTCGCGGCTGCCCTGGGTGAATATTGGCAGCTGGCCGGCATTAAAAAGGCTGAGATAAAGAAAGGTGAATGCAATGAAGATCAATTGGAAAAGTAAATTATCATCGAGAAAATTCTGGGTTGCCCTGGTTGGCTTTGTCACGGCATTGGCTGTTGTGTTCGGCATTGATAACCTAACCATTGAAAAACTGGCCGGCGTGATCAGTGCCAGTGGCGTCCTGATTGCCTATATCATCACCGAGGGCGCGGTGGACATCTCACGATCGGAGGACAAAGATGGCGGTAGCTAAATTCTCAAAAGCCATAGATGGGAAGAAGAAGTTCGCTCCCAATTTTGCGGTTGGCGAGTTCGCCTGCAAGGATGGTAGCGACACTATCCTGATCGACACCCAGCTCGCATATTACCTGCAGAAGATCCGTGATCACTTTGGTAAAGCTGTCAAGATCAACTCTGGCTTTCGTACACCCTCGTACAATGCCAAGGTTGGCGGTGCCAGCGAGTCGCAGCACGTGCTTGGCACAGCTGCTGATATTGTGGTTGACGGCGTGACTCCACATCAGGTGGCGGAATATGCCGACCAGATCGGCATGTGCGGGATCGGGATCTACAAGACATTCACCCATGTTGATGTCCGGCCGGAGAAAGCCAGGTGGAATGGCTGAGGTGGCCAGTCCAGCCATGCCCGTATAAAACAAATCGTTTATGCGCCTCGTCGATAGACGGCGAGTGCCAGGCAATTCGGTGCCCCAACCATCCTGACCGCAGCGACATTAAATTAATACCAGGACATAAAAATGCCCTCGACTCGGAGTGATCCAGGCCGAGGGCTTTTTTATATTGTCAATTTGGAAAAATGCATTGAAAGTTCACGGTAGCAAGATAAAATGAGAAGGAAATACTCTTTTGTATTTTTTGGAGGCTTTATGGATATCAATAGTCAAATTACACTTCAAATTATGGCATCAGTATTTGGTGATTTTAGCAAGTTCGATGCTACTCCAGAAATTGTTGCTGATCTTATGCGAATTTTTTCGTCATATAGTATTGTTCCGAGCATGATTAACTCCTTTCAAGTAGATGTGCAAACTAATACGATATTGACAAAACAAAAACCACAGATTGTTTCAAACAAAAATGGATTTAATATTGATATAAAAGATGAAAGAATTGATGTGCTATTAAATGCTCCATTTAATAGCAACATTTCAAACATGAGCATTAAAGAAAAAGTAAAAAACAAGTTTGATATGTTGCGAATTGTTATGGAATACACTGGCATAAAATCAAATCGATTAGCTTATAACGAAGAAGTTATTTTGGGAAATTTTTCTGAAGATAAAATGAAAACAATATATAACAAACTGTTCCTAGACAATAAATATTATGACTCTAATTCAACTTTTGATTGGGAATTTAGGATCAACAAAAAGATATCGACTAGTATTTGTAATGTTGAAGAATCTCTAAATATAATAACTCATTTGAAAAGAAATCTTGTTGTAATAAATCTAAATGGTAAACAAAATAAAGTGGACAGAATTGGATATCACTTTGATTTCAACACATTGCAAGATAATAATTCGGCTAGATTTGATGAGAAAGCTATCTATGATTTTTACAACAAAATTATCGAATGCAGGGAAGCAATTGAACGCGAATTATTAACTGAAATATCTTGAAGGAAATAATTCTATGAGCATTGTATTAAACAATTCTACATACGAAGAGCCGACTGAGTTTTCTATAACTACTCAAAATGATTCTGTTGGTACACTTTCGGTTAATGAAAAATTGCTAGCTCTTTTATTGAATAGCAATAGAGATCTTTTAGAAATTGCTATTAATAATACACTTGCTAATATTGGTGCTTTAAAATCATCTAATGACTCATTTAGTAGTTCATTAGATGCATCTAGCAATACAACTAATTTTCAAGTAACAATTAAACCTGATAATTTCGAAAAAGATGAAGAAATACACACAAAAGAGTTGTTAAGGAAACTTGATCCAACAAACGAATTATTACCTGGTGATGAAACTGAATCTGAAAAATATATTAAGCATTTATTAAATCAATATAATAAAGTATTTGTTATGGATTGGCTCAATAAATTAGTATTATCCAATTCGCAAGACTTATCATTTGTTGCCGAGATAATATATGACTTATCTCACATTGATTATAAATTGATTTATCCACAGGGGGCTACAATAGCTTGCTCAGCCTTTTCATTTGAAGATGACTATATTAAAGAAATTGCAATTAGGGCATTTGCAAATTGGAATTCAAAAGACTCATTATCGTATCTTCCTCAACATGAAATATTAAATCCTATCTTGAAGGATCTGTTCGAAAGAACAATGGATGATATTGCTCAAACAGGGAGATAATAATGGCAGAATATATGAGAGTCGTTACAAGTATTTCAAAGTGGAGTAAATATAGTAGCGGCGGAACGATAGACAGTAATAAATTGGATGCTGATACAATAACTGATCTCAAGACTTCAAAAAATAGACTGTCAATCTGGAGATATGAAAATAAAATTGAAAAAATTGGTGCTATTCTAGCAATGTTTTCGAAAAACAAAACAATTGATTCAATTTGTGCTATATCGATGGACGAGGCATTACTAAAAGAGTTTGCAATTGTAGACAAAAAAGCAAATTCATTATTTGAACAATTTGACCATTTGCATCGCGATATAACACAGTTACAAAACCAACGGCTCTCAGAGTTAGCTTTGATACTAATAGGTGAAATAAATAAAAAGCATTTTGAAGTCATCAAGAAGGATGATATTGTTGATTATTATGCTAGAGAAGTATTGGCTGGAACTGTTGAATTAAATCAATTCAAGCTAGAAGTTGCAAAAGACATTGCAAAAAACCTACATACAAAAATAACTACTGGTGAAATTAAAATAGATGAAATTAACGAAGGAATTAAAACTGATATTGAGAAATTCTTTGATAAGAAGACGGATTGTCTTGCTGAACATGGTTGTCAGAGATTATTAGAATATTTCGCATAAAATTTATTTTCCGTCGCACCACCAGGAGTTATGTTTGCCGTCTTTCCCTGGACCGTTGTATAAAGGAACTTCCTTGCCAAGGATCCGACACAGGTATCGCATGCCGAGCCACCTGATTTAGCTGGAACCATCCAAAAATTTGTAACCAGTTCTTGTAACCACTTGCATGTTGTATATTTAGGCGAATAATAACATAGTCGACCAAAGGGACTGATATAAGCCTGATTTTTGTCATCTGTTTTAAATATGTTCGAATCGCTTAAGTTCGATTCCTGTCCGGGACGCCATTGGAAAACCTGGTACCTCACATAAGGTCCCGGGTTTTTCTTTTTCACAAATATTTTCCTGACAACATCTTCCGAAAATGCAAAAAATAATATAATATTTGTAATAATTACCGTCGGTTATTCCTTTGACAGAAAAAATGGAGCAGATATGGCGTCTGTGATCAGTTCACTCTTCATCAATGCCAGCATCATCGTTTCGACTGTGTTGCTGGCGCATATTTTGTTGCAGGACCCCCGCTTTATTCTATTCAAGACGAAACAGCTGGCCTCAGGCTTTTTTGCGGGTGTTCTGGGCTCCATTCTGATCCTCTACAGCATCCCGATCGACGAAAAAATCTTGCTGGATTTACGCTATTTTCCAATCCTGTTCATGGCGCTTTATTCCTCAGTGTCTGCAGCAGTTTTTGCATCTGTACTGATTGCGCTGTTCCGGATCTTGATCCAGGGTGTGTCGGAGGTCTCTCTTCTGGCCGCCGGAATCACCCTTGCCATTGGGATCGGGAGCGGCTGGATCGGGAGGCTCTCCCTGCCTTTGGCGCGCAAATGGATCGCTGCGACTGCCCTGGTCTGCGTCCTGACTGGCTCAGCCGCCTGGTCTTTGCTGCGGTTGAATCCTGATCGTATCAGCATCATCGCAGCGTATCTGAGTTCGATCATGGTGATGGCTTTCCTGATGTACGCATTTCTGACCTACATCACCAGCGTCAACCGAAAACTGGAGCTGTTGCGTGAAGAGGCTGAAAAGGATTTTCTCACCGGGTTGAAAAATCCACGCCAGTTCTATAAGTCGCTCAATCATTATTTCACGGTGACGATGGAAAATGAACGCAAAGTCTCGCTCCTGTATTTGGATGTGGATCATTTCAAAGCCGTCAACGATACATTTGGCCATTCTGGGGGCGACCTGGTCTTGCAGGAATTGGGCAAAATCCTCAAGCGAGCCACGCGCAGCCACGATATTGTTTCGCGCAAAGGGGGCGAGGAATTTGCCGCCCTCCTGATCGACTGCAATCTGGAACAGGCCATGGCCGCCGCTGAGCGAATCCGCCGCAATGTCGAGTCATATGATTTCAAGTTGCACAATCATACGAGTACGCACATCACCGTGTCGATTGGTGTTTCAGCGATTCCCGAGAAAACCCAGGAAATATCCAAGTTGCTGGAACAGGCCGACCGTGCGCTGTATGCCGCCAAAAACGCTGGCCGCAACCGCGTCGAGGTCGCTTGATGGACTTCGCTTGGCCGCCTGGTGTGCGGGAAAAGCGAAACGATCCAGTCTTTGCCTCTTGGCCAATCCGACTCTGATCGTGTATCTTTCTCCCTATGGATATTCATTTGCCATTCATTCCAGATTCATTCACATCTGGCTCACAATCCCTGATCCACCCGTTGGCCATCGGCTCGCTTGCTGTGTCGAATAACGTGGCACTGGCCCCGATGGCTGGCACATCAGATACCGTTTACCGTGCGATTTGCCGGGAAATGGGCGCCGGTCTGGTGGTGACAGAGCTTGTCAGTGCCCGCGGCATCTGCTATGACCCGGACTTGAAACGCAGTTGGCGCTACCTTGAGATCACGCCGGAGGCCGAGCGCCCGGTCGCAATCCAGTTGTTCGGCGCTGACCCGGATGATTTTTACCGCGCCATTCTGCGTATCCATGAGCACCCCGTTCTCCGGCAATGCGACCTGATCGATCTCAATATGGGTTGCCCCGTGGCCAAAGTGGTTCGGGGCGGCGAGGGCAGTGCCCTGATGAAGGATCCGCCTCTGGCCGGCCGGATCATTGAAGCGTCCATCCGGGCGCTCGCAGAAATTGCTGCCGCCGGGGCCGACACAGGCCCATTCTCTGGCAGTGGTACAGCTGCTGTGACCAAACCGCTGACGGTCAAATTCCGCAAGGGCTGGGATGACCAATCGGTCAATGCGCCGGAATTCGCCCGTCTCTGCCAGGAGGCCGGGGCGGCCGCCGTCACGATCCATGCCCGGACCCGCGACCAGTTCTACAGTGGCAAAGCCGACTGGTCGATCATCACCGCAGTCAAGCAAGCCGTTACCATCCCTGTCTACGGCAATGGCGACGTCATCGATGCACCATCCGCCCGCCGCATGCTGCAGGAAACCGGCGTCGACGGCCTCATGATTGGCCGCGCCGCCCAGGGCAACCCCTGGATCTTCCAGGAGATCAC